GTAATAACATGGTCTAACGGGTTAAACTCTGTAAAGGCTGCGCCTTCGGCAACATCCCAGTTACCTTCGAGTAGCTGTTGGCGTTGCGTTGGCGGTAGAGCGTTTAGCATCTGCTCGTATCTGCCATCTTCAGCTAGGTAGGGGTTATCGTCTAGTCTAGCCGGTATAAACTTTCTTGTTAGTCCGTCATCGCCTCTGAAGCTTTCGTTAGGCGGTGCGGGGTCTATGTACCGCTTCTTCACCCAATGCGCTCCTGAGCCACCGGGGTTTGCTGTACAACGCATATAGGTTTCTATCTCTGGGTCTGTGGTACGTAGCCGTGAGGCAAGGTAGTTCCAACTAAACTCAGTGGGTAGATGTGTAATCTCATCAAACCCTATCCAACTATATGCTTGTCCTTGGTAGCGATAAACATCTGCGTCACGCTCCAAGAATCCAAATTCTATTTTAGCTCCGCTTGGGAATATCCAGAGCTTCTCTACTTCTTTGTACTTAGCTCCCGGAAATGCCTTGGGGTATAACTCTCGACTCTTGTCGATTAGTTCTCTAAGTTCTGGCATAGAACGTCTAATGATTAGACCTCTGTGCGCTGCTCGGTGTGCAAAGCGTAGGGGGTCAATAAGCATAGCATATGACTTACCACCCCCTGCTGCACCACCATATAGTACATCAGTCTCGCCTGAAGCGAGGAAGTCCTCTTGCGGGCCTTCGTTAGCTTGGAAAATGACATCCTCTGTAGCCTCTTGCTTTAGAGAGTTAGGGATGTCATCTAGCTCGGTTTCTTCGATTAGCTTTGCGCTATTCTCATTTTCGAGCTGCTTGAGAGTCTTTTTAGTTGATTTAATAGACTTCTTGTAATTATCAATTTTGTTCTGGGCTGCTTTTAGTTTTTTTTCTTTTCTTTTTATTTCTTTGTTTGCAGCCATTTTAGCTTTAGTCTTTGAGTGATAGTTGTATCCTCTAGACTTAGAACCTTTAGCTCTTCCGCTTTTCTTGCGGGGAGTCCCATCTTTTTTTAGTATAAACTCCCCGTTCTCGTCTGTAGCGTACTTATCGGGGTTTACTTCCCAATCATTCGCCATCTTTTAGAGTTGTAACCTTACGAAGGGTAGAGGCTGTACCTTCAGTTGTAAAGGTAACTGTGTCAGAAACATCATTGCCAGCAGCTTGAGTGATGCCAGCAATACCTCCACCTACTGCGCCTACAGTTTCATTTACTACGTCTTGTGCACCATCAACGGCTGCATTGAATGTGCTACAGCCTACTAAACATAAAGCTGAGATTGCTACTAATAGTTTCATATTAATTTCCTCTTTTCTGCAATTTTTTTAAGACCCATGTGGGAGATTGCTCTTCCTGTTTCGTGGGTCAACCATAAACTTCCTTCTCTTAAACTCAGCGTTTTATCTTTTATGAGTGGTAGCACTTTGTCTAGCATTTCAAGTTCAGATTCTATTGGTTCTAACATTTCGTTATTAGTTTCACTGAGCTTATAACCAAACGGTATAGTGCTACTCGTCCTCCTCATCATAGTAGTATTCATCTTCGTACTCCTCGTAGTCTCCTTCTATTACCACTTCCTTTTTAGCGGGTATTACAAATAGACCACCTCCCGTATTAACATTAACATCCAGTCTTTCAGTTTTACCTAGTCCTACACGGTCTAGGATTTGCTGTGCTGCTTGTATTCGCATGTTAGCTTGTGGGATAGGCTCATTGCTGTCCATTATCTGAACGAGCTTAGAAGCGGCTTTAGGAGCGCTTAGAGCCATTATGTTTGTAGCAATGTCAAGGATTTCTGTCTTGAGGCTTTTCACTACCATCGGGTATGCGTTGTCTGCGTAACCGGCAAGTGATGCTGCTTCTTTAACATCTCCACCACAGGTAACTAAGTGGTCTAGAAAAGCTTCCTGCTTTGTGGTGAGTTGTTTCTTTGACATTGGTGTATAAGTCCTTTATACGTTTACTACTTTAGTGTATTTTACGCCTCTATAGATATATACTAGTTCTTTAGTCATAGCGTGTACTCCTGTTCGGATTTCCACGACTCTTTTGACGCATGAATCTATGCGAG